ATCCGGTTGCGGGAATGCACCTTGCCGCTGCTGCCGCCGTAAGAGTTGCCCCGTCTCCTGGGGCAACGATTAATGTTTCTTGCCAAGTTTGAATTGACATTTTTTATTCTCCTTTCTTCGTATTTTTAAACCCATCTAAGAAACTACTATTTCAATGTTTTCAATTTTAAGGTTCTGTCCCGAACCCGCTTGTTGATCTGCTCCAAAATCTATATAACCAATCACCGTTTTATCCGATGTCGTATCGTCTATAAGCAATGCTCCGGGAGAAGGCCCGATTGTTCCTCCGCTTGCTGTCCAGACCGGATCATCACAGGTCATTTCGGCCCGATCGGTCGCATCGTTTTCGGTCAAGGCTTGATTGATGAGGGCCTTCGCATATTGAGTATAGCCATAGGCTGTTCCAAGTTCGTCATCCGAAGTTACCACTTTTGTCACCGGGCCTTCATCGACAACAGCCTCGCTCACCGTAATAACGTATTGAGTAACACTGGTAATCGTAAATGGCCCTGGGTTTAAGGCGGCATCGGTCGTGATCTTATTCCCGATGACAAACCCATCGGCGATGAAGGAACCAGTACTCCTTGTGATGGTCTTAGCCACGGAGAAGATGATCGAGATCGCCCCGGAGTTTGTTTTGAAGTTTATTTTCTTTTCATAATTATCTTTGTTGAAAACAAATCCTTCCCGCATAAGGCAAACGATGATCGAATCTGCGGAAAGATCAATCTGTTTTTTCCCAAGTTGATACTTATAGTGATTGCTCAGTGTAGCAGTAACCGCCATGACCTACCTCCACATTAACTGACTGGCAGATTAAGGGTTGCCGTATCAATGGTTAATGTTGCATCCTTCACGAGATTAATATTGGTAAGATTTAATTCCGCACCGCTCGTACTTACCGCTCCCTGAATCCTCTTGGCGGTCGTCGAAAGAGTTCCGTCATCATCGGGTCTTACAATTCTAAACCATGTCGCAGTTCCAGTCAGAAGATTTGGGCCAGACCAGGTTTCAGAGGGTTTCGCCATCTGAGCCGAGGCCGGAGTTCCCCATTGGAGAGCATCGCTTCTGACGTTGGCAATCGTATCATCCGTAAGAGCCCACGTTGCCGTTCCGCCTCCCCCTCCATCACCCTTTGCGATAGTAAAAGTCAAACCAGCGATGGCACTCATCACGGCGACCTTGCCGTCTGCGCCTGCGGTTGCATGAGCAACGGCATGAATCTCCGGGATGGCTTTGAGCATCAACGCAACCTTCCGGGCAACCTTTCGCAGATCGTCATCAGCCGCAAGCACTGTATAGGTGTAATCCACGCCGTTGATCGCCACGATGATTGTCGCACCGACGCCAGCCACGGTGATATCAATAGATGCTTGCTTTGCCGTTGAAAGCTCCGTGGCATCCACCGTGCCTGAATTTTTAGTGATTATACAGAGAAGCGATCCACTACCTAACACTTGGTCTGCATCCGACGGGGCAGTTCCAGAATAGATCTTGATAATAAAATCATCGAAGGCTTCCCTGATATCTTTCCCACCAAGCAGCCAATTTCTTAAACCAGTTGAATACTTTGGGGCCATTTTCGTTGCCTCCTTTTTTAATGACCCACCATCTGAATGGATGGCAGGGGCATTGTGAGATTGATTTCTCCACCACCTGTTCCTTCAACTTTTTCGTAAAGACAAAGATACTGGCCAAAACCCCGATCCCATTTATAGATCGCCGTGGCCTTTTCTCCGTCCTTAACGGCATAACTTCCCTTTGTAACTTCTTTAACCTGACCACCGGGAAGCCCCAGGTAAATCCCATCTTCAGCCGCCCACAAAGCCGTTCGACCGAGAAGACCTGGGCCAACATCTTCTCCTTCGACGCTAATCGCCGAACCTTCGANTACCTTACTATCCGTAACTTTGTCATAGAGAAACCCCCCATCGAGAAGTGGGTCGTCTCCAAGCAGAAAGAAAACATCATCTCCGGCTCCGATATAAAGACCATCCTTTACGCCCTTGACCATAGTGATCCATCCGTTAAATTGAAGGAAGTTTTTTCTCTTATCCATCCTCATCGGATGGGTCGCATCGGAAAAAAATATCTTCTGCCCTTGGGCAGCATAGAGTCTTTGGTTATAAAATTCGATCAAATGTCCACCGACCATTCTCTTCTTAAAATTCATATTTGGTTCAGGAAAAGCATGGGGTTGACCATTCTCGATGTATCCAACAATCGAGCGATTTGAAAAATAAATTGTTCCATCCGCCTCGATAAAATTCATTTTCTCTTCCGGGTTCAAAATCGAAAGAAGAGTTTCGGTCGTATTATCCTCAAAGAGTCTCTTGAGATAAATCCCTTCGCAGAAAAAACAAATCTTTCCATTCGACCAGATGGAATGAACATCACCTGAGAATTCTGGATTGAATCCTTCTCTCCGGTGCATCATCTTTTCGTCATCAATGTCTATGTTCTCTCCGACTTCAAGAAAAGCTCCGCCCTTTATAATAGGGATTCTTAAAGGATCAGCCAGATTGTTGACGCCAAGAAAATTTGTAAAATCCATCCAAGGCTCTGTCATTATATTGCTCCTCTGTTTGGGACAAGAACACGACTCGAATGTCTGAGCCGATACTTCTCTTTTTTGGCAAGCACTTTGCTCGCCTCAAATCGAAGGCCATGTCGATCCGAGGCTTTCGGGTCATAGCATTCGGTATCTTGTTTCAAATAAGCCTCTCTCAAAATTCCGTCGATCAATTTCGGATGATAATCAAAGTTGATCTCTGGTGATTGAGTTTCCCAGTCGGCAAGAGTCAAGGAAAGAAGCGGCAACCGAGAGGTAGAGAGCCACAGCGTATCTCTAACTTTCTGAATAATTGCCGCAGAAGGAGTTTCGTCCGTGACAGTTTCGCTCACCGTGAAGGCATCGGCAGTGGCCGTGACCACGGTTTTCGTTCCGTTGTTATTGGTAGTGCCGGTGATGACCACTTGATTACCGGCTGAAAGATATGTGGAAAAGTTTGCACCTGCCTTCGTAATGCTCTTATCCAACGCCGCAAATGTCATCGGCCCGGAGAAATAACCGTCTGAATTAAAATAAGGAACGATCCTCACCTTCGCCGCTTCGCAATCTGGGACGAGATAAAGAGGATCGCCCGTGCGAGTCTCCCATGACCATAAATTATCGCTGAGCCAAAGTTCATCTTTAACTTCCACGTTCGGCCACCCGCTCACAAGTCTTCCTTTATGAACGGCGATAATTCTTGAATCCATGGGATAGGTATGTTGATTTGAGAGGAGGAGAATTTTACAGATTGCTTCGGTTGAGGAGTCTCGGAGACAAAGGGTCTGTCTGCACCATTCGTTCAAAATGAAATTGAGATGGCGAACCAATTCGTCGTCTTTCCAGCGTTCAAATCCTTTCCCATATCCCTTCACATCATCGAGTTTGTCATACCTCGTCGAAGTGAGGATTTCCTTCGTATTCATGGCGGCCCCCATTAAAGAAAGGGAGCCCGGAGGCCCCCTTTTACGATTACATTAGCCTAATCACATAGGCGGGAGTTGCAATCCCCGTTATGGTGATTAAGAATGTCTTTGCCGCATTTTGGGCAATCGTTCCAAGGGAGACAGGAATGTATGTTCCACCGGCAGGGGCCGCTCCAATGGTAATCGTTTCTGCCGCATCCGCTGTGTTAATGAGCGTGAATTCCCAGGTCATCCCCACGAAGGCTGAAATTCCAGCCGCCTTGATTGCGGCAACAAGGTCGGTAGCCGTTGGGAATAAATCTGTTCTTCCCGCTCCGGCAGGGTCTCTTTCAAGGATTCCATTGATAAGCATTGCACCTGTCATTGTAAGAGCCCCGGCAGTTGCATCCGTAAGCTGAACCAATTTCTTTATGACCTTCATGGAACGAAGATCAAGCAACTTCTCAATTCTGGCCACAAAAAACGATCTGTATTCATGTCTCATAATAGTCTCCTTCCTCGTCACTCAATAATCGGAGTGAACGCTTTCGCAAAGGACGGGGGCCGAAGCCCCCGGTTAAGGTTTATTC